TTTGGCATGTCTCAAGATGGAAAATTTGCAAAAGAAATAACTCAACCCAATCCTAAAAACCCAAGAGAACAAATTATATTTAAACAGTTTGATGATGATGCTGGTGCACTTGCAGGATCTTATGCAAGAGCAGATGTTCACGATGCTTTAATGGATGCGGTGACTGATCAAAAATCTAACTGGCCCATCCTTGGAAGAGCATACACAGGATTTTTAGGAGTTAAAGCAGCATCACAGTATGGTAAAACAGTTCTTTCTCCTGGTGCACAGGTAAGAAACTTTACTAGTATTCCTTTCTTCTCTTTACTTAATGGTAATGTTGGTACTACTGGCAGGTTTACTGATGCAGTATCAACAAGTTTCGCTGGATTGTTTGATCCAAAGAAAAGAATATTAAAAGCTGACAAGATCAACGAGCTTATAGAAGAAGGCATAATGCAAAAGGGTGGTGCTCAACTTGGTGAGATAAGAGAGATAGCAAGACTAGCTAGTGATGAGTTTAAATTAGCAGCACAAATAGGTAAAGCTAAAGATGCTAGTAGTATAAAAGTATTTGAGAAAGCATACGGTATGACTGATGATGCTGGTCGTGTGTTCGGATACTTAAATGAAAAAGAAAGACTTATGCAATCTTTAATTAAAGAGTCTGATTCTTTAGTGCCAGTAGAAGCTTCTAAAAATATTATAAAGTTTGCTGATGATATAAAAGCAGGAACAGGTGGTGCCATGATAAGGCCATCTGAAATTATTAGTAAGTATGGCGATGAAGGATTAGAAATGTTTGTAAGAGGTGAGGCAGGAGAGATAGCTGCTAACACCATACAAAATTATAAGAGAGTAGTTCCTATAGTCGGTGAAGTAATAAGAAGATCTCCCTTTGGTAACTTCGTTGCTTTCCCTGCTGAGATCATGAGAAATACAAGCAACGCTGTATCAAGAGCTATAAAAGAATTAGCTAGTGATAACAAAGAAATACAAAAAATAGGCATGAGGAGATTGACTGGAGCTGTTACTACTACCAGTGCACTACCATCTGGTTTAGTAGCCCTTGGATCAGCACTAACAGGAGTAAATAAAGAAAAAATAGATTCATATAAGAGATCATTCGCCGCACCTTGGGATAAAACAGCATCACTAATACCTATAGCATCTGATAAAGATGGCAACCCTACACAGTTTATAAACTTTAGTTACATGAATCCATACGACTATCTTAAAAGACCTATAACAAGAGTCATGCAAGAGGTAGCTAATGGAGAAAGAGACGAAGAGACGTTACAAAAAATATTATTTGATGGCACAGTTGGTGCTGTTGGTGAGTTGTTTCAACCATTTGTAGAGCCAGCCTTTTCTTTACAAGCAATTAATGATTCTATAAGAGGTGAAACATCTACAGGTAAAAAGATATGGGGATCTTCAGATAGCACTGGAGATAAAATAGCTAAAGGTATGTATCACTTTGCAGATACAGCCATACCAACTCTTAGTCCTTACAGAATACAACCAAACTTAGGTGCTGACAAAGGCGTGTTTGGAGTATCTCCACCAGAGCTTGTAGATAAAAATTTTCCTCGTGCAGTTTTTGGTAGCACTAATAAAAAAGGCGAAGATAAAATCCTAGATAGAATGGGTAATGTTATAGATGTAGAAGAGACATTGGTGCAAGCATTCAGTGGATTAAAAGTAGTCAAGCCACAGATTGATAGATCTTTAAGATACAGAGGCTTTGAAGCTAATGATGCTATAAGAGATGCTACTAATACTTTCAATAGATTGCTTAGAAGCAATGATCCAAAGCAAGCAGAAGAATTATTACAAGGCTACATGAATCAAAATGAAAGCAGATTTAAAGCATTAAGAGATTTGTATACATCAATAGAAGACGCTAGAACTTTAGGCTTATCTGAGCAACAGATTAAAGAACAATTAAAAGAAGCTAAGGTTGCTAACTACGAGACAGTCATGAGAGGAATATTTAAACCTATAACAGTAAACCCAGATTTAGTAAGACAAGCACGTATGAAAGGTACACAAGTTAATCCATCAGCATTCCCTGTTGCTGAACAAAGACTAAGACAAGACCTTAAGGGTAGATTTATTAATCCATTAGATATAGAAAGATCAAGGGCATCTCAGTTATTAAGAGAAGAAGAAGAAAAGAAAATATTAGGAATCTAACTTGTATAACAAATACGGAGCAAAGAAAGTAAGACTCGATGGCTATACCTTTGATAGCAAACTTGAGGCAGCTCGATACAATCATCTTAAAGAACTAGAAGATCAAGGCCTAATCTCTGACATAGAGATACACCCACCCTTCCCATGCTTTGTTAATGAGAAGAAGGTATGTCTTTACAAGGCTGACTTTAAATATAAGAACATCAATGGCGATGATGTCATAGAAGATACTAAGGGCATAGAGACACCCATGTTTAGATTAAAAAAGAAACTCGTTGAAGCTCTGTATCCTGGCGTAGAGATCCTAGTAATAAAGAAAGCTAAGGCCTAGAAAGGCGTACCTGTTTCAACCCAAGGTCTGATACTCTTAATCGTACCGTTCATTAACTTCTTAGCCGCAGCACATTGCTCTAGTAATTCTTTTGGAAAGCCACTGTTGATTACCTCTATCAGTTCCTTACTAGAATATAGATTGTCTCCAGTAGATTCCTTCTGACTTGCTACATTAATAAACTTAAACCCATCTTTCTCATACATAACAAAGTTATCATCCTCTTCGACCATGGTTGCTGGTATTAACTCTGGTATATAGTTATGCCTTGGACATCCCTTAGTCTGTCTGTCCTCGCTGATCCTCTTGTCATGCTGTGAACAATGCCAATGTGCGTCTCCCTTCTTTACATCAGCACTAGCAAAGCGACATGATCTACAGTGTAATTTTTCGGGCAAAGACCTGCCAAGGTATGCGGCCCTTTCTTTAGCAGACATAAAGCTACGGATTCTGTAGTCAGTCTCAGGTATGTTGTTGTCAGGTGGTGTATTGGTTAGCAGTATGTGTTCAGCTTTCTCCATTAACATCTCAAACTTTAGGTAATCAAAGTCAACAATCTCTGTATATAGAGCTGAGTTGTTCTTGTTATAAACAATAGCTATGCAGTGATCTATTTTAAACAGTCCCATATACAAATGGATCTGTGCGTCATACTCTTCTGACCAGTTGCAATAGCTACCTATCTTTTCTAGGTTCTTAAAGCGACTGTCGTTAGCTGTCTTGAACTCTAATAAGTATTTGGTATTCTCTTCTAAGCCTGGTAAATTCTCAGCCATACCGTCTATGTGTCCTTTGACATGACCACCAAGAGCTTCTGTTTTATATTGCTTACCATTCTTTTGTACGTCATAGATGATTGCGTTTGGTATCTTACGTAGCTTTTCGATCAGATGATCTTCAATTACATTACCTAAGTCTAGTAGTCTAAGAACTCTTGGCTCCCAGTCATCGGGCATGAGCCATCGGTATCGCATCCAAAGGAGCCTTTGATTTGGATTACCGATACCACTGATACCCAAATAAAACCTTTGGTGTCTCTCAGCATTTGTTTCTACTTCATCAAGAAGATGATTAATTGTCATTTTTTTTATCCTCTATCATGTTGTTATGCATGTTTAACCAATCTATATCTTCTTCTTCTACTTTTTTATCTGCTAAATAATAAAGAAAAGAAGAAACCTCTCTCCATTTTCTATCAAGAAATCTATCTAATTTTTTAAAAAAAGTTTTTATCATCACAATATTATCTCCTCGTTTTGTTTTGTTCTGATCCCTATAACATTCTCATACTTGCCCTGCTTCTGTAAGACAATCTCTGATATGTTTTCAAAGGCACCACTATTTATTAATTCAACAGCCATCCATGGTTGCTTAGGACATCCCCACTTTTCTGCTATCTTCTTCCACTTACGTACTGCCATATGGTGTGCAGTAGGATGACCAAACATTAGTGGCATCTTTTTAGGGAAAAATTCATTCTTAACTGTAAAGATAACTTGACAATACTCACTGCCATTCATGGACTTAGTTACTGTTGCATAGATGTCAGTGACAGGTTTGTATCTAGGCTTGGCCTTCTCTTTCTCATCAGATAACACAGCTTGTCTCTCTGCCTTAGTTCTCTTAGCAACTTCTTTTTCTTTTTTAGTTTGTAGTTCTTCAAACTTTTTAGATCCTTCAAAGACTTGACCACACTCAATACATTTCTTAGCTGAGGGTAAGTTAATTGCACTACAGTTAGAACATATCTTAGGATGGTATCTAGCTGGAGCTGACTGATCAGGTTGTATCTCATCAAGACAACCATGCCTAGCTACAT